CACTACCGCGCTGCAAAATGGTTGGATGAGCCGCAACGATGTCCGCAGGCTTGAAAATCTGCCGCCAATACCGGGTGGAGATATTTACACCGTGCAGCTTAACCTGACCCCGCTGGAGGATTTGAAACAGAATAACCTCGGCGCTCAAGCCAGCAGTATTACCAAGCTTCATAACTACCTTTTCCCTGACATTCCTGAAGACCAGTCACCGCTGAAAAAAGCGGCGTAGGAGCAACTTCCCCATGACAAAAAAACAACTTCCGGCAGCGCCGGCGGGGCGCCCCTGCGCGGGTGTCACCTGCGAACCCTTACCCTCAGCGCTCGATCGCTGGAATGGCGGCCTGAAAGCCGCAGCCTCTGACGATAATACGATTTCTGTGTTTGATGTTATCGGGCAGGACTACTGGAGGGAAGGCGTCACAGCGAAGCGGATTGCGGGCGCTTTGCGGTCAATGAATGGTGCCGATGTCACCGTAAACATTAATTCGCCTGGCGGCGATATGTTCGAAGGGCTGGCGATTTATAACTTGCTGCGGGAGTACCAGGGAAAGGTGACCGTGAAAGTGCTGGGGTTGGCCGCGAGTGCAGCCTCAATCATTGCGATGGCCGGCGACGATATTCAGATCGGCCGCGGGGCGTTCCTGATGATCCACAACTGCTGGGTAGTGGCGATAGGCAACCGCCATGATTTTGGCGCGATGGTGGAATATCTGGAGCCGTTCGATAACGCGATGGCGGATATTTATTCTGCCCGCTCCGGTCTCGATAGCGATGCCATCAAGCAGATGATGGATGGCGAAACCTATATTGGTGGCAGTGATGCTATCGAGAAGGGATTGGCTGACAGCCTGCTCTCTTCCGATTCCGTCACCAGTGATGATGATTCACCCGCAGCGGCTCTGCGCAAGCTGGATTCTTTACTGGCCAAGGCTAATACCCCACGGTCAGAACGCCGCAAACTTTTGAAAGCCCTTACGGGTAACACGCCGGGCGCTGTTACCGATCAAAAAGGTACGCCGAGCGCTGCCGAAGCAACCCCTGAAACCTTAGCCAAACTGGACGCCGCATTAAGTGGGCTGGTTTCGGCATGCCAATAATCTGGAGAAACTATGTCTGAAGTAAATGAAATCCTGAAAAAAGTCACCGCCTCTATCGAAGATGCGACCAGTAAATTTAACGCCAAAGCTGAGGATGCACTGAAAGAGGCCAAAAAGTCCGGTGAGCTTTCAGCAGAAACAAAAGATGCCGTTGATAAAATGGCGACAGAACTGAATGCCATGAAGGCAGCAGAGAAAACGTTGAAGTCGGCGCTGGGTGAGCTCGAGCAGCATGTGGCGCAAATGCCATTAAGCCATGCTGCAGCGGTTATTCAATCCGTTGGTCAGCAGGTGATTTCTGCATCTGCCCTGAAGGATTTTGCTTCAGGTATTCAAAGTAACCAACGCCTCAGCATCCCGGTAAATGCCGCACTGATTTCTACCGATGTGCCCGGGCAGATTGTGGCGCCGCAGCGCTTGCCGGGGATTGATACCGCCCCGAAACAACGTCTGTTTATCCGCGACCTGATCGCACCAGGCAAAACGGGTTCCAGCACCATTTACTGGGTGCAGCAAACCGGCTTTACCAACAAAGCCGCCGCCGTACCTGAAAATACGGCGAAACCGTACAGTGATATCCAGTTCGCGGAAAAAATCACACCGGTTCGCACCCTGGCGCACATGTTCAAGGCGTCCAAGCAGATCCTGGATGACTTTGCGCAGCTGCAATCGACGGTGGATGCAGAACTGCGCTTTGGCCTGAAATATGTCGAAGAGCAGGAAATTCTGTTCGGTGACGGTACCGGTGCTCACCTGGAGGGCATCATGCCGCAGGCGTCGAAGTATAAAGCGGCGTTCGAAGTGGCGATGCAAAACGGCATTGATGATTTGCGTCTGGCGATGTTACAGGCCCAGTTGGCCCGATTCCCATCAACGGGCCATGTGCTGCATTTCACCGACTGGGCCAAAATTGAGCTGCTCAAGGACACGCTGGGCCGCTACATCCTTGCGAACCCATCAGCGCTCGTCGGCCCGACGCTCTGGGGCCTGCCCGTTGTGGCAACGGAAGCCCCCGCGTTCCTGGGTAAATTCCTGACCGGCGCATTCAGCGCAGGTGCGCAACTCTTCGACCGTGAAGAGGCCAACGTGGTGATCAGTACCGAGAACGCCGACGACTTCGAGAAGAACATGATCTCGATTCGTTGCGAAGAGCGTGTGGCGCTGGCCGTCAAACGTCCGGAAGCCTTCGTTACTGGCGCCTTCACAGTTCCAACTCCACCAACCGGCGGTTAATGCCTTCCACCTATAGCGGCCTGCGGGCCGCTTTTTCAGGAGATATCCATGAAAGTTAAAGCACTTGTACCGCTTTTATTCGGCAGCCGGGTGGTCAATGACGGCGAGTTATTCGATACGCAGGAGCTGCACGGTCGCGAACTGATCAAAAAAGGGTATGCCGAGCGGGTGGATGAACATAATCCTGCAGAGCAGCCAGAGCAGCCAGAGCAGCCAGAGCAGTCAGAGCAGCCAGAGCAGCCAGAGCAGCCAGAGCAGCCAGAGCAGCCAGAGCAGCCAGAGCAGCCAGAGCAGCCAGAGCAGCCAGAGCAGCCAGAGCAGCCAGAGCAGCCAGAGCAGCCAGAGCAGCCAGAAGCGGGCAAAAAATCCAAAAAGTAAGGTGAGCCATGTTAGAGCTGGAATTGGTGAAAGAGCATTGCCGGCTGGAGCTTGATTTCAGTGTGGACGACAAGCTGATTGGCGTATTCATTGGTGCTGCGAAAAAGCATGTTGAGATGTATACCCGCCGCACGCTCTACGCCAGTAAATCAGACCCTGGCTATGAGGACGATGAAGATCGGCTTTTGCTGGATGATGACGTTCGTACAGCCATGCTGCTCTGTATCGGGCATTGGTATGCCAATCGGGAGGCTGCAGTAGTCGGAGCATCAGCATCCAAACTGCCGTTGGCCGTCGAGTCTCTACTTCAACCTTATCGGATTTACGGGCTATGAAATCATTACGTGCCGGGCAGCTTCGTTTTCGCATCGGGCTTTTTCGCCCTATCACCATTCGCGATGAGCAAACCGGTTCGCCGGTGAAATCCTTCGAGTTTGTGAAAGAGGTCTGGGCGGATGCCGAGCCGATTTCTAACCGTAAAATCCGTACCGGGGATCAAGGCCAGGTGGTGGAAACCATGCTGTTCACGCTCCGCCCGCGTGATGAAATCACCGTTGACTGGCAGGTGGTTTTTCAAAAGCGAATTTTTACCGTGCGAGCCCCTGACCGTTCGCAGGCAGATCGGCTGTTAATTACGGCGGAGGCAGATATTCGTCATGATCGAGTATGAAATCAAAGCGGCGCTGGAGGTATTAACCAGCCTGCCTGCGTACCCGCTATTGTTGCCCGACCCAGAGCAGGAAGGGGTGACATACCAAAAAATCACCGATCCTAAATTTGATACCGGGCTGGCCAGCACCGCGCTGGTGCAAGGCCGCTTCCAGGTTTCGCTGTACGTGATCGACGATTACGCCCGCCTGCTTGAGTTGGATAAGGCTATCTGCGTCGATTGGGAAGGCATTCAACACGGTCACATTGGCCGCTGGCCGGTTCAGACGGTGACACGCGGCACAATGCTGCAAGGTGCGACCACGCTGACCAATAACAGCATCCAGTACCGACTGGTGCGCGATTACATCATCTGTTACCCGGAGGACGCCGCATGATAGGTATCAATATCACGGGCATGGATGCATTGGCGCGTCAGTTAGAAGCCCTGGGCCGGGACGTCTCAACAAAAATTCTGCGTGATGCTGGTCGCGCCGCCCTGGCGCCGGTGTTGGAGGATATGCAGCAGCACGCTGGATATGACGAAACGGCCTCCGGCCCGCATATGCGTGACAGCATTACGATCCGTTCGACCACCCGGGGTCGTGCGCAGGTAACACTGCGAGTCGGTCCCAGCAAGGCACACCAGATGAAGGCGTTGGCGCAGGAATTCGGCACGGTGAAACAAGTTGCCGACCCGTTCATCCGTCCAGCCCTGGATTACAACAAAACCCAAGTATTACGCATCCTGGCGGCAGAAATCCGCTACGGCATCGAAAACCGGTAGCGACCGCTGCCACAATCATTAAGAGAGAGAAATTATGGCTGATAAAACTTCGCCAGAGTACGCCATGCTGCCGGCGGGTACCATTGTGAAATGGGGCGCAGTCGGCGCTGCTGTCGCTACCATGAAGGCGCTGGTCAACTGTAAAGCGGTGGGTGAAATGGGACAGACCGGCAGTTTTGTTGACTGCACCACCCTGATCGACACTACAAAGCAGTTTATTTCTGATCTGCCCGAAGGTGCGGAGAAGTCGATCGGGTTTATCGATGACCCGTCCAATGAAGATTTTGCGGCATTCCTTACAGCCGCAGACAACCGAGAAACCGTCCAGTTCTATGTTGAGCTGCCGAACGGGCGTACCTCAACTTCCATTCTTTCGTTGTCTGGCTGGAAAATGAATGAGATCACCGCGCCAGCGAGCGAAGTCATTCAGATCGCGGTGCAAGGCAAGCAGAACAACAACACCTGGGGAGCCGTGGCCCCAAAGGTGTGATCAGCGTGACTACCCAGCCGAAAAACGCTGATTTGGCGGT